CTACAACACTGTGTACCGTATCACGCACGGTGACCAGTTCCGTGGTGGCGGTGGCATAGCCGGCCTGCTATCCCCACTGATGATAGGGGATTCCCGCAAGCGCAAGAATGCTCAGCAGGTCCAGCGTCCATACGACTACCTGATGATGGGACACTGGCACCAGCGCGCGAGCTTCAAGGGTATCATCGTCAATGGGACGACCAAGGGTGTCGATGAATACAGCATGATCGGCAACTTCGATTATGAGCCGCCGCAGCAGTCATTCTTCCTGACTGATCCGGTTCGTGGCAAGACGATTGAGGCGCCTATCTTCGTGCAGCCAAAGGCCGAGGCTATCGGCCATCTGCCCGAGAGCTGCCACACGCCTACAGTGTTTCAGGTGTGAGGATGTGCGTGTGACGAAGGCGCTCAGTAAGTAATGCAACTTTCCTTTCGTACGCGACTGTTTTTCGATGCTAATGAAAGGTTTTCGATATAGGTGATAACAATGACGTCAATACAGAAGTTAAAACGATGCAAGACGGAATATAATCTTGCATGGCATGGATTCTTTTGGCCGGGAGTAGTGATAGGGGCATTTAGCCTATTGCTACCGAACTACAGCAGTATCTGGTTCATGGCGGTGGCGCTGATCTGGGCTTCCGCTGGAGTGCTTGTTGCTGAGTGGATTGAGACTCACATCCTGTGGCGGCTGGTCCGCAAGGATGCCAAGCGACGGGTGGACCAGTACGCAGCGCGGGAGAGCTTTCTGTATGGCTGAACAACAGGTAATGGAGATCGACCAGAAGGAACTGGAGTTCAGAACCAGGCTGTACAAGGACTTCAAGTTTTACGCACCGAAGGTCCTGAGGATCCGTAGTAAGTCCGGTAGGATACTCCCGCTCAGGCTGAACAAGGCCCAGCAGTACATACACGACATTGCCGAGCGCCAGCTCAAGGATATCGGCAAGGTTCGTATCATCGTGCTCAAGGGTCGGCAGCAGGGGATGTCTACGTACATCGAGGGCCGCTTCTACTGGAAGGTGACCCATCGCCGAGGTGTCCGAGCGTTCATCCTTACGCACGAGCAGAAGGCCACGGAGAACCTCTTCGAGATGGCCTCGCGCTATCACGACCTGGCTATGCCGGAGGTCAGACCTACCACAGGCGCCAGCAACGCAAAGGAACTGCTATTCAGCCGGCTTGACAGCGGCTATAAGGTCGGTACCGCTGGGAGCAAGGGGACAGGCAGGTCCAGCACGATTCAGTTCTTCCACGGCTCCGAGGCTGCCTTCTGGCCTAACGCGGCCGACCATGCCACGGGTATCATGCAGGCGATCCCGGATGAACCTGACACTGAGGTCTTCCTGGAGTCCACGGCCTATGGTCCAGGAAACTACTTCCATACTCAGTGGGTGAAGGCAGAGAACGGCGAGACTGACTACATCGCTGTATTCATCCCGTGGTTCTGGCAGGATGAGTACAAGCGTCCAGTGCCGGCCGGCTTCGACATGACCGACGAGGAGATCAACCTTCTCAAGCTGTTTTCGAAGGAAGGTCTGACCCTGGAGCACCTTGTCTGGCGCCGTCACAAGATAGCGGAGCTGGATGACAATGGTGGTGGTGAGTTCCTGTTCAAGCAGGAGTATCCATTCACAGCGGCCGAGGCATTCCAGACATCGGGCGAAGATAGCCTGATAGCTCCTGAGAGAGTCCTCAGGGCGAGAAAGGCCGAAGGTGTACGTGCCAGTGGGGCCAAGATCGTAGGCGTGGATCCTGCGCGGTTTGGGAGGGATGCAACGGCAATCGCGTTCAGACAAGGAAGGGTCTGCACCAACATCATCAAGCACTACAAAAAGAGCACCATGCAGATAGCTGGTATCTGTGCCAGGATCCTCAGGGATCCAGTGACCGAGGAGGACACGGATATCGACATGATGTTCGTTGACGAGGGTGGTCTAGGTGCTGGCGTGGTGGATCGATTGCATGAGTTGGGCTTCGAGGAGCGTGTCGTCGGGGTTAACTTCGGGAGCGCCGCAACCGAGCCTGAGCATGCCGCCAGGAAGCGTGACGAGATCTGGGGACACATGCGCGACTGGTTCGATATGCTCGTGTCTGTGCCTGACGAGGACGGGCTACAGGCCTCCGTGTGCCAGGTCAAGTACAGCTACGACAGCGCTAACCGCTTGGTTATAGAGCAAAAAAAGAAGACCATCGAGAGGATCGGATTCTCTCCAGACGAGGGTGACAGTCTGGCGCTGACATTCTCCGAGCCTGTTGAGCGCAAGGGACTCAAGCACAGGTTCAGTAGTGTTGATGTTGTGGATCCCGTCGTGGGATACTAACCGCTTCGAAATCCCTGGAAAATAACCGTTAAGGTAATGAGAGCCTCATTTACCTTAAACGGAATTCCAGGGTATGCCAGATAAAAATCCAGCTGATTTAACAGAATTCGAGATAGATGGTCAGGACCTGATCATCAAAAACGAAGAGCTTCAGGCACAGTTTGGAGCTGAGCTGTTAACCCAAGTCAGCAGACAAATCTCGCAGAAACAAGAGATTGAGAAGCGCTGGCTGGATGACGTCCGTCACTTCAATGGCCTGCCTGACTCCGAGACGCAGACAAAGATCAGCGCTCAACAGAACAAGAATGCTTCAACCGTTTTCGTCAATCTAACCCGATCAAAGACAAATAACGGCGAGTCCAAGCTCGGCGATCTGGTACTCCCCACCGATGACCGGAACTGGGGTATTCAGCCTACACCTGTCCCTGAGCTTTCTCAGGAGATGAAGAACAGCGAAAAAGCCCAGTCGCGTACAGGCGAAGAGCTGGTGGACGAAGAGACAGGCGAGCCTATAACGAAGGGCGACATAGCCAAGTCCGAGTGGGAGCGGCTGAATGAGCGCTCCGATGCCATGCAGCGGGAGATGGATGACCAGCTGGTGGAGTGTAGCTACAATGCCGGATGCCGTGATGTGATCCATGATGCATGCCTGCTAGGCATGGGTGTGATGAAGGGTCCCATGGTCATTGACCAGCAGCGCAAGGGCTGGATCGAGGTAGCCGACGAGAGCGGTAACCTTGAGTGGCAGATGAACAACGTCGTTGACAAGCGCCCCTTCTTCGAGCGCGTGGATCCCTGGAACCTATTCCCTGACATGAGCGCTACTTGTGCTGATGATGTCGAGTTCTGGTTCGAGCGCCACATGATGACCCCCAAAGCCGTGCGTAAGCTCACGCGTCGTCCGGGCTTCAACGAGGACGCAATCAAGCGCGTACTGCAAAGCCGGCCAGGTAAGCACCGGTCTGACATGTCCTACCTCAACGAGCTGCGAGAGATCAATGGCGTGACTCAGCCAGGATGGGACAACAGGTATGAAGTCTGGGAGTACCATGGTCCGATCAAGAAAGAGTACCTGACTGCCTGTGGTTGTGACGTGGATGACGAAAACCCGCTGGAGGAGTACGAGGGTGTCGTGTGGTTTCAGGAGCACTATGTCCTGAAGGTCGCCATCTCTATGTTCGATACCGACGAGGCGCCGTACAGCATTTACAACTGGGAGAGGGACGAGGCCACTGTGTTTGGCTACGGGATCCCCTTCCGGATGAAGAACAGCCAGAGAGTCATGAATGCCTCATGGCGCATGATTCTTGACAACGCAGGCCTGAGCACAGGGCCGCAGATTGTGATCAACAGGAAGAAGGTCGAGCCGGCCAATGGCCAGTGGGAACTGACACCGCGTAAGCTGTGGTACCTGACGAAAGAGACTGCGACTGTCGGTGACGCCTTTGGTACGTTCGAGATAGCATCACACCAGAATGAGCTGTCCGCCATTTTCCAGCTGGCACACCAATTGGCCGACGAGGAGACTTCACTTCCGTCGATGCCGCAAGGGGGTGATCTAACCGAACAGCCTGCTGTTATGAAGACGCTTGGCGGTACAGCTCTTTGGATGTCAGCCAACAACATCATGATGCGCAGGGCCGTCAAGAACTTCGATGACGACCTGACAGTCCCCTGCATCCGCAGACTCTACCACTGGAACATGCAGTTCAACCCGAAGAACCACATCAAGGGTGACTACGAGGTCGATGCCCGTGGATCTAGCGTGCTCCTGGTCAAGGAAATTCATGCGCGTTCGCTGGAAGGAATGATGGCAATTGCCGGCAGCGAATTGTATGCACCGTACGTCAAGCACGAGGCCCTCTTGCGCAGGTACGTGCAGGCCAACCAGATCCCTGAGGACGAGGTGGTCAAGACTGCCGACGAGATCAAGGCAGATCAGCAGCGAGCAGCGAAAGGTCCGCCGCCAGATCCATCCATCGAGATAGCCCGCATGCAGGAAGATACCAAGCGTGCCGTGGCTGAGATGAGCCTACAGGAGAAGCAGATCGAGGCCTTCACCGAGGAGCAGAAGGCAGCAGCGATGCGTGAGCTGGAGATGACCAAGCTGGCGGTTGAGACTCAGCTGTCACAGGAAGAGATGTACGCAAGGTTTGGTGCCGAGCGCGAAGCAAGGGCATGGGACCAGCAGAAGTTCTTTACCGAGATCGGCGTCAAGGTAAACCAGGGGAGCGGGATATAAACACATGCGTTTCGACATAAGTGCAGGGAAGTACGAGGATCTGCGCGGCCGACTGAAGGAAGAGCTTGCGACGCTGCGCATGGATAACGACAACCACGATCTTTCTGAGAGGGAGACCATTGTCATTCGCACTAAAATTGAGTTTATCAAGGAACTCCTTGAAGACAATGATCAGGCTGGATCATATTACATTAATGATGTTGAGGCTTACTTGGATTAAATGAGGATTTAGAGATGGCGCGAGCAAAAAGATACAACGAGCAGGTAATCGATCTGGTTACCGCAATGGCGAACGCTGACCGTTATGGGGTAGTAACAAAGTCAGATTCTACAGTCCTGGATTTTGATGGTCTGTATGTAGGAGATACCTCCGGCGCCGGCACGTTACAAATTAGTCCGGATGGCGGAACCACGACCGTGCCGTTTGCTAATGCGGCTAACGGGTATCATCCTATCAAGGGAAATCGTGTGATGAATGCTACAACCACAACCGACATCGTATGGCTAAAATGGAGTTAAGCTTGTGCCAACGTTTCTAGGAATACATTGCACTGTCTATAATCAGGGGCTTTTTGCTGCCGGGCCAGCCGACAACCCTTACTTCTGGGTGCCGTTTGCCGACGATCTTGATTTAACATTTGGTGATGGGACTATATCCTATACCAGGCCAGATGTTGCAACGTGTATTGATTATCAGGATGATTACGCTGTAGCCGTAAGCGGTGAAGCGAGATTCGAAAGAGCACGCAGAAATGGCGTGAATGACTGGACTGACACAGGCCTATCAGAGGGGCTTTTGATAGAGGAGTCAAGGACAAACATCCAGCAGCACAGTAATGATTTATCACAGTCCCCATGGGCTACCGTAAATATAAATGTAGCCACAACAACCACAACATCTAGGTACGCTGGAAATCCTCTCCAGTCACATAATGCTACTACGACTCCATCGACATTTAGTAGGAGCGTTAACCAGAATCATACATGGACAACTAGTGGATACGTATTTTCATTTGAAGCGGCTCCTGGTGATAAAACCTGGTGTTACGTCAGGATGGGCCAGCCCGTTATTGGGGTAACTAATACTTGGTTTAATTTATCCGGAAGCGGTAGCCTCGGAGCTACACCAGGGACTGGAGTTACAAACAGGACAATAGAGTTACTTGATAACGGAAATTATCTGTGCACTGTATCTTTTGATATCTTCATTGCTGGCAGTGGGAATATGGGAGTTGGGCCAGCGAACGCAGATAATACGACTCTGTCGTCCGCACCGGGTGATGTTAATACAGCGATGATTTATACTGGGAATCATCAGCTTGAGTTAGGCGAATACCCGACTTCATATACTCCTACTGCTGGGGCATCTGCAATAAGGAGTGATGATGACGTAAGTGCAGATGGATCGAATTGCGCACTTGAGCAGACTGTCTATCTTGAGTTTACTATTGATCGTGATGGTGATGTTGCTGGCATTGACCAGTATTTGTGGAGTCAGGCTGGACCGAACGTCCGTTGCTACATCGACTCAACTGGCGGGATACAGCTAACATCGACTGGGTACACCAGCAACATAGGTAGCCTTATTACGGCAGGAACGCATAAGGTTGCGTTTACGATAAGCGAATCAGCTGGTGGGCTGCTGTACGTTGATGGATCAGCCATAGCTCCTATAAGTGATGTAGGCACTACAGGCTTTTCAACAACGGATGTCCATCTTGGAAGTAGTTTAGGGACATCGAACTTCTTTGGCGGAAAAATCAAGAACCCTAAAACTTGGCACGAACTTAAAGACGCAACCTGGCTGGCGAATGCTACTACACTATGATATCTCATCTACTAAAAAGCCCGACTGGAACAATACAAAAAATTCCAGACTCAAACAGCTACACGTACCCGTCAGCCAGGACTGTTACCAGGGTTGACGAGTACGATACATGGGATGTTTTCTTCATGTACTCGGATAGCTTGATAACTCCTGAGCCAGGGGACGGAATTCTCGGCGCGTGGGATAGGGATGACAACAACTCAACTGTTGTTACTCCTGATCCGGAACTGTTCACAGACGTTGTTCCAATGGGTAATACTTTCAATCCAGGTAACGGAACGTATGACGGAACAGATGACGGAGTGCCTGCATATACAAATGGGGCCGGAGCACCTGATCGATCTTGGGGAACAGTGAATGAAGCGCCGGATGATAATCAAGTCAGACATATTATCGCTACAAGATTTATTACGGAGTTTGGAGGAC